ACTGCAGATAGAGTAGCGTATCTGTATGCCCCAGATGAAATTACTACCGGTAAAGGGTGGTACATGGATTATCTGGATATGCCAGACGATGAAAAGGAAATAGCAGCATACCCGAACGGAGGAAGTGAATTTCGGGTATTTAGTGATATGAATGAGGCGCACGCCTATTTAATTAATGTAGGCAGTGAATCCCCATGGGAGGTGGTAGAATGACTAAAATACCAGATAATGGTCAATACGAATCAATGCAGATATTCATCGATGGTGAATTAACGTGGGAAGTAGATACGTTAATTAATCTGGTAAATGGTAAGGAATCGATTTCAGTATCGGTTGACTCTCTACCGGAATTCAGCCCTAAATCGTGGATTAATCATCCTGCTAGGTTTAGTAGTATTACAGTAGGGTGGATTATGGAACACTCTCAGCGCATACTAGATGCGGATTTGTATTACCCGATAATTCTAACCCCAGACGGGAAAATAGCAGACGGTATTCACAGACTGGCTAAGGCGCGCTGGCTAGGCTTGTCACATATAAACGCAGTTGTACTGCCTAATAATTATCTGAATTTCGCAGTGGGAAAAATATGACCAAAATGCCAGATAACTATAATGGTGGCGGTAGTGGTAACGGTCGGCAGGTTGTATTAACCATGATTATACCTTGGCGTATTCAACCCGCAGTCAGAACCAATTACAGGGATTTCAGCAAGCCAGCTAAGAAATATCACGATTCTCAGGCTCGCATGAATGATTACATTTGTAGCCAGCTAGAAAAGGATAATCTTAGCCCCTCTGCCGTTAAGGATGTTTTGCACAACCTGTATCCGATTAGGTTAGGCGTAGCCGTATTCCTAAACCCAGGTAAATCAGGCCCAGGTAAAGGTACTGTACCGACCAATAAGGGGGACTGGGATAACTACTTTAAGGCAGTGGCAGATTGTCTGGTGTACTACGATTTTCTACCAGGTGATAATGCCAACATTCTACGGGGTCCAGATAGCGTTTGGCTACCAGACTGGAACCCAGATAGCAGTAAGTTAGAATCGGGCGTGTACCCTGCTACATTCTCTCCGATAGGCGAGTGCGTAGTCTTTACCCTCTGGAAAGACTAGAACGCACGCAAAGGCCCTTTTTGAGCGTTACAGCGTGCTACCCTAGGCTTGACAGAGGGGGCAGGCGTGCTACCTTAGCCTTACCTGCGTACTTCGTCCGTCCGTTGGTAACCCCAGACGCTACCGGTATTTCTCCCTATCGGTAGCGTTTGACGTTTTTGGTCCCTGTATTTACACTTGCGCGGGGCAAGGTTTCCGGTAATCTATCTGCATTACCGGTATTTCACCGGTAGATTACCGTGGAAAGGTGGTAATGGTATCCCCTAAAATAGAAATAATCCGTACCGATAAGCTAATCCCCTATGCACGTAATGCTAGAACACACTCCGACGAACAGGTTTCCCAGATAGCAGGGAGCATAAAGGAATTCGGGTTTACTAACCCTGTCCTAATTGATTCCGATAATGGCATTATTGCTGGGCATGGTCGAGTAATGGCAGCAAGGGTATTAGGCTTGGCAGAGGTACCTTGCCTTAGGCTAAGCCATTTATCGGAAACCCAGAGGCGTGCTTATATTCTGGCAGATAACCGTATTGCCCTTAATTCCGGCTGGGATGAATCGATGCTAGCCCTGGAATTGACTGAATTGAATATCGATGGTTTCAATCTGGAATCACTGGGGTTCGACTCAGAGGAAATCGACCGGATTATTAATCAGGAAGGCGACCTATTCGATAACCAGTCCGATATTATCGAAGATGAAACCCCAGAGGTTGAATCGGTAGCCATTACTTCCAGTGGCGAAATCTGGCATTTAGGCGCGCATAAGGTATTATGTGGCGACTGTACCAATACAGATACTATTGCCAGAATTGCATGCGGGGAAAATATCGATGTTTGTGTAACCGACCCACCTTATGGAATAGGGGTTGATAAGGTTATGCATAAAAGCGGAGGAATTCAGTCCAAAAACGGATTAGCCCCTAAAAAGCATTATGCAGAAACAGACTGGGATAAGCTACCGCCTAAGGATTTTATCGATAAACTCACAGCCTACAGGCAATCGATTATTTTCGGAGGTAATTACTTCGATTTACCGCCTTCCCGTTGCTGGCTAGTCTGGGATAAAGAAAACGGCACTACCGATTTCGCAGATTGTGAATTAGCCTGGACAAATCTGGATAAGGCAGTCCGAATAAAGCGCCATTTATGGAACGGGTTTGCCATAGCAGGTAGAGAGGAAAGGTTTAATCACCCTACGCAGAAACCAGCTGCCGTTATGGCATGGTGCATTGAAATGACAGAAGGCGTCATTTTAGACCCATTCCTAGGTTCTGGTACTACTCTCATTGCGGCAGAGCAATTAGGTAGAATTTGCTACGGTATAGAAATTAGTCCTATTTACTGCGACCTAGTTATTAGGCGCTGGCAAACCCTTACCGGTAATAAGGCTATTAGAGAGGACGGGGTTACTTTCGATGATTTAGCCGAATCTGTAAATACCACTACGCAAACCACAAAACCCTAATTACCACCCCTTATTCCACTTTAGTACAATTAAGCCTCGCGCGCGCACGCGTTATTTACTTAATCAACTAAGTTAACCTCTACTACTTACTTGATTTAGTACCCCTGCTTGGTCCCCCCCTTACTGGAACACGACCCCCCCATACCCTTTTTTTTGGGCTTTTACAATACCTATGGCAAAAAAACTTGAATACTCAATACAGGCAGGAAGGCTAAAAGAGGGGGCTTATTTATGGGAACGCCTCGATGGTGAAACAGAAAAGCAGTATGCTGCCTTCTGCGTTTATCGTGACCTTGCTGCAGTAGAACGTAACATCGTGGTAGCCTTTCGACGTTATACCGGTAAGGTTGACGTAGGGAGTGCGGGTAGCTGGTTCTACCAGTTAGCAGCCGTTCATAACTGGAAGGAACGTGCCCAGGCGTTTGATACGCATATAGAGCGCCTTAGCTGGCAGGCCGAAACAGACGAACGCCTTAAGGCCAGGAAGCTACGTAGGGCGGTTCTAATCACTGCCCAGCGGCGCATAGGTGAAACCCTACAGAGGTTCGATTTCGATAAAGCCAGCGCTGGGGAAATGGCTAGGCTTATCGACGTGGTAAACCGTAACCTGAGAGAGGAATATGCGGATATGCCAGAGCAGCGTGCCCAGGTAACGCTAGTGAATGGTGGTAAATCTGAATACCTACAGTTAGCAGATAAAGCCTCTGCCCTTAGTGATTCCGAATTGGTTTCTGAATATCGACGTTTAACCTCATCCGTAATCCCCTCTACCTCTGGGGATAATAGCAGTACGGAAATTGAAATAACCGAATTACCGGATTACGATGAATGACAACGAACAAAAATGGGCAGGCGCAATTAGTAGTGAAATCCGTAGAAGGGTTTACCTTGCTGGTAAGCTTACCGATGAACGTTCCAGAAATATCACTAAAAGGGCATTGGCAAACCACGGTTCTGGGTTGCAGCTTTTTGTTAGTGATTTCGTCTGGACCTACGACCCCAGAAATAAAGGAACCACACCAAAAGATTTACCACTAATTCTCTGGCCTAAGCAGGCCGAATTTCTGGACTGGGTAAAGGTATTAGAGGAAACCCCAGATAATGGGGTAGTGGATAAATCGCGTGACGTAGGGGTTACGTGGTTAGTAGCAGCCTATTACGTATGGCGCTGGTTAACTGTACCAGGCTGGGCAGGCGCTATAGGTTCCCGTAAGGCAGATTTGCTGGATAAGCTAAACGACCCAAAATCAATATTCTGGAAGCTGGAATACATTATCCGAATGCTACCCGACTGGTTAAGGCCAGTAGGGTTTGAAATGAAAACCCACCGTAATTATGCACGTCTGATTAACCCAGAAATGCGTAGCAGTATTACTGGGGAGGCAGGTCCAGAAATGGGACGTGGCGGCCGTTCATCGTTTTATTTTCTGGATGAATTCGGGGTTATGCCAAGGGCAGGGCAAGTAAGGGCTGCAGTAGCCGATAACTCTAAAACAGTACTATTTGCTTCTACTGCTACCGGTCCAGATACCGAATTCTATAAACTGGTACACGATGACAATATCCCCCATTTTAGAATTAGCTGGCAGGACGACCCTAGAAAATCCCCAGAATGGCGAGATAATTACCTCAGAATGAATGGCCCGATGATTACCGCTAGAGAGGTCGATATTGATTACTCAGGCGGGGCTAATGACGTGATTATCCCTAACGACTGGATAAGGGCTGCTATCGGTCTGGAATTCCCTACGGGTAAGAATAGCACTATTGTAGCAGGGTTTGACGTAGCCGACTCTGGGGATAATGAGTCGGTTCTGGTCATTCGTAAGGGACCGTCTGTAATAGCCCTAGAAGCTTGGCGAGGGCGTGACCCTGTAGCTAGTGCGGGTATCGTGGCAGAGCGCGCTAGAGGGGCAAATGTGAGCGCTGTACGCTTTGACAACATAGGCGTAGGGGCAGGCGTAACCGGTGCCTTTGGTTCCAGGTCTGATTTACGATTTGCCCCAGTCGGGGTAAATACTGGTATGCCAGCTACGAACACCTGCTATGCAGATGCAACCGATAGGCAGGCACGTTCCAGATTCGCTAACCTAAAGGCAGAGTTATGGTGGAATTTGCGTTTACGTTTCTGGAATTCGTATCGGTATCTGCAAGGGGAACAGATTGATTTAGACGATTGTATCAGTATTCCGAATGACGCTAAGTTAATTTCCCAGTTATGTATGCCAAAAATACAGACTAATGAGCGGGGATTACTTAAGGTGGAAAGTAAAGACTCCCTCAGGCGCAGGGGAGTAGCTTCCCCAGATAGGGCAGACGCATTAGTACTAGCCTTTGCAGATTCGGTTTCTGGTACTTATACCACCGTTGCAGTACATGGTCAGAATATTAGTAGTTATGACCATATACAGAAAACCCGCTCGGCTATTGAAGGCAATAACGGACGGGGCAGAGAGCAATTGCAACGCAGATAATAATCTGGCAGGGTTTACCCCGATTCCGTCAAGTGTCGGAATAACTAACCCAGAGTGCTAAAATGTCGAATCGTGCCTTTTCATTAGTAGCAGGTCGAGAAATTCTGGATTTTCTGGAACAGTCATTAGGCAGGCCGGTAAACCCTAATGAGGTATCCACTGAATTACAGAAGGTATGGCGTACCGCTAAGGCAGCTACCTATAATGCCGATAAGGCACGTAGAAATGCCCAGGTGAAAACCCCAGCCGATGAATTGATTAAGGCACGTAGGCAGGTGGCAGAACAACTGGGCAGAACGGATTTGCTGGAAAGCATTTACCGTAAGGATTCCAGCGATTCGGTACTAAACCTAATCCGTCCAGACGGTCGGCACGTTTCTCAGGAATCCAGAGAAAAGGAATTATTTACCCGCGCCTCTGTTTCCCCTGTTTCTACCTCAGACGGTATCCAGCCTATTCCATTTGAATGGAATCAATTAACGGGGGTTACTGGTACCCCGTGGGCAGGCGGTACCCCAGCGGTAGAATTAAACTCAGACCTTTACCCTTATCGGGGCAGAGGTCTAAGTTATGACCAGGGGCAGTTTATGGCTGCCTATCGTTCTGATTCTGTAATCAGGGAAGGCGTAGCGAATCTGGTTAGCGTAATGGCAGGTGCTACAATTGAAGTGCAAGCACCTAGCCTAACGGAAAGGCAGGCCGAATTACTGGGGGTTAATCGCGATTTGCTGGATATGGTGGCAGAGGCAATTAACGTAGATTTGCATTTCGGGGCAGTGGATTTTGATGATGCATTTGAGCAGATGTTACGCTCTGGCATTATTAATGGTTTCGGCCTTTATGAATTCGCCATTAATCCCCATGCCCCTATCGGTAAGCGTATTACTGGTTTATCCCCCAGATTACCGAATACAGTAATGAGGTGGGTATTTGATGGACTATCTGGGGAATTGGTAGGCGTCCAGCAAACGAACCCAAATGGTAGTATTTACCGTTCTGGATTAGCCCCATTTCTGGATATAAGGAAAACAGTACTACTTAGTATCGATAAAGACGGGGATAATTTTGAAGGGTTATCGTTGGTACGCTCGGCTAGGCAATGGGATTTGCTATCGATGGAAGTAACCAGCGCTTCTATTCTACACTGGCAGAGGTTCGGCCCAGGCGTGCCCGTATTGCGTCGTAATAGCGCTGCCCCTAATTCGGCGGCCGCTAGTGGTGCGGCATTTGCAGCCCTCAGTAAATACGCAAATCTGGCAGACGCAGTACTGGAATTAGGCGACGGAATAGACGTAGAATTACTGCAAATGCAGATGAATACGGGGCTGGAAGGCATTATTGATATGTGCGCTAAATATAAGCGTAGCGCTATTCGTGATGCCATTTCTGGACTGGGTACAGAGAGTGCAGGCGCATATAATTTAGGGGACGTGAAAAGCCAGATGTGGCTAAAGGGTTTAGGGGTATTTGCCAGACAAATAGAAAGGGCATGGTCTAACCTGATTCGGGTTTATTGTGACCTATTTTTCCCTGGCTTGCCTATTTACCCTACGCTTAGGGTTACTGGTTTCGCTACCCGTTCTGGTACTGAGGTACTAAACCTGCAAACCTCATTTGGTACACTGGTTCAATCGGGGCAATATACCGATAGAGAGTTAGTGGAAATTGCCGAAAAGGCAGAAGTTATCTGGCATGGTAGAGGTAAGGAAGGGGAATTAGACGATACACAAACTGCCCCCGTGGCAGACGGTGAAACCCCTTCTGATATGGATGCGGGTATTGGTAATACTGAATTTGATGCTACCCAGACAAATATAGATGAAACGGCTAGGGCAGAATCTACCGGTTTAATTGCCCCGCCTGAGGCTAGGCGTAATGCAGCGGTCGGTTTACGTAGGAAGCGTAATGCCTCTACAGATGAACGCTGGCAGCCTTCTATTGCCGATAGTGTACTGGTAAAGAAAATAGCAGGTGGTGAACCTCTATCCCAGCTGGATTTACGCATGATAGAGGCGTATTTTGTAGGCTCTGGGAATGTTACTAATTCCCCAGACTGGGAAGATCATGGACCTTCGTGGCAGGAATTCCACTGTTTCGGCGGTCTGGAAATGGCAGAGTGGTTAGATACTGCCCTTTCAGAAAAGCCAGTTATTAGTGATATTGAACCTGAGTTAGAGGAACCAGCTACAAGGGCAGTCAAGTACGAACATATTGATTTTACCCCGCCTAAGGGTGTCAGAGAGGCTGCAGCAAGGGGGTTAGAGGTAAGGGCTAGCAAACCACCTAGCCAGCGGGGCGGAACGCCTGTAGGCATTGCCAGAGCAAGGGATTTATCGAACGGTAAGAAAATCTCCCCAGATACTGCCAGACGCATGAAAGCCTATTTTGATAGGCATGAAATCGATAAGCAGGGTTCTACCTGGAATAATCTGGGCAAGGGCTGGCAGGCTTGGCAATTATGGGGAGGTGATGCGGGGCAGGCATGGTCGGCTAAGCTAGTTAAGCAAATGAATGCAGCCGACGAAAATAGTAATACTTCCCGTGGCATTTCTGGATTCGGAAGGCATAAATCAGATTGCGAATGTGGTAGCTGTAATACTACTACTTCCAGAGCAAGGCAGCTTTTTGAAGTCAAAACCAGAACAGGGGTATTTAAGACGTGGCGAAACCTTACCCCAGTAGAACAGTCGGTAGCATTTGACCGTATCGCTACAGAAAAAACCTCTGCCGTTGAACAAATGACTAAGGCAATAGAGGCGCAACAAAAGCTACACCGTACCCAGTGGACGAATACTGCAACCCCCTATATCAATAACAGGGACGTTGCAGGCATTGCTAACCTTAATATCGACTGGACAGAGCAATACAGGCAAGCAATCCTGCCCTCTCTACGTAGCCTATCTGAATTCAGTAATGCAGATATGCTGGAAGAAATAGCAGCCCAGATAGGTAGTAACACTTGGGTTGCTACCAGTGACAAAACCACCGGTTCTGCCTCTCAGGTAGAGGCGGCCGCTATGCTGGCTTCTAGGGCTGTCAACGATAGGGTTAATGAACAGCTAAGGGGCGCTGCCCTGCAAGCGGCTAATGGGGCAAAATTGAGCGTTCTAGCGGCTGCTACGCTCTCAGTAGGGAACACGGGTAGTGGCCTGCTAGAGCAAGCTGCCTCTACCACTGTCAACGAAACCAGAGCGGTTACAGCCTCAGAGCAAGGGCCGAAAATTGAAAAGGCTGTATATTCTGCCGTAATGGACCGGCTTACCTGTATCGTATGTGCAAAGGCAGACGGTACCGAAGTGGATTACGGTACCGAAAAATACCGACAAATGACACCACCTAACCCTAGATGTAAGTCGGTTACTAATTCCGGTGGCCTAAGAAACCTCTGCCAGTGTGTCTGGGTATATGAATATGCAGAAATGGGAATCGGCCCTGGTCCCATTAATGTTACCTCAGGCGGTGGTTTAGTGGTAAGGCAAGCGGTAAAGCCTAAAGCTAAACTAAACCTAGTGGTAGGCTTACCGGGGGCAGGTAAATCTACCTGGGCAGCCTTACAGGACGGTATTGTTATCGATAGGGATAATTACGTATTCGGAGAGGATACCGAAAATACCTATCAATACTCTGGCAGGGTTGAATCACTGGAAGCCCTAACCGATACGCTGCAGAGCGCACTTCCTGGCGATACGGTACATTTCGTAGCTTGCTTACTGAGTGAGCAGGCAAGGCAGAACGTTATTGCTTATGTAACGACCGCTCTGGATAACGAAGTAGAGGTAATGGTTACTGCATTTGATATTCCTGCAGAAACGATTATGGCAGTAAATGAATCCCGTAAATCAGAACCACGGGGTTCCATTCCAGTAGAGCAATTGATGCACTTGATTGATTCCTACCAGCTACCAGATAGCAGCATGGATAATGTTACTATTATTGCACTTGACAGGGAATCATAATTCTATCACTTGAAATGTCAGTAAGCCCCCTTACACGCGTTTTAATTACGCGATAATAACCAGAGGTCCAAAATGGGCGAGAAAGTAGAAAAGGTATCAGGTTCGTTCCTTAGCGGTTTTGTCGTTACTGGAACGTCCGTTCTGCCCCGTCTTACTCGGCGGATTGATTCACTGAATACCCCTGCTACAGTAAGCGGGGCAAATGCTACTTATACCGCTGCCCAGATTGCGCGGGGTATTATTCTTCGTGACGTTAGCGCAGGCAATCGAACCGATACCCTGCCCAGCGCTGCAGATATTATTTCGGGTATTGCTAACGTTTATACCCTTCCTCAGAATCAGGATACTATTACGTTTGGTATTCAGGTTTCCGGCGGAAATACACTTACCCTTGCAGCCGGTGCTAATTCGACATTGCAGGGTGATTTTATTATTCCGACCGGTGATTTTCGCCTGATTACGGTAAATCGTAATTCCTCTACTACGGTGATTATTACAGCGGTAAACCCCTATGCACCGCCTGGTGTTGTACCAGTAAGGGGTTCTGTATTGACCACCGGAGGCGCACAAACCTATTCTACAACTCAATATGTGGGCGGTTATATTGCGCGCGATCCGAATGGTACCGCTGTAACGGATATTACCCCTACAGGGGTAAATTTGGGAGCCGCTACCGCATATTTGCCAGTCGGTGGTTTCTTTGATGTAACCATTAAGAATACTGCAGATGCGGCCGAAACCATTACCCTTAATGGTGGTTCAGGTGTTACCCTTATCGGGGCAATTACCATTGCTCAGAGTCAAACGGCTGTATTGCGTAACATTAAGACTGGTTCGGCTACTTTTGACGTGGTTAAACTGGGATGATGCAAACCGGCACCATAGATGCAGAACGTGCCCGCTGGCAGTTTATTTTCCCAGAAGGTTTACGGGAGGAATATCCTCGGCCAAATGGGGATATTACTGTTACCACGTATTCCCCTAAATGGTGCCAGGGTATTGTAGAGCGGTTTAGGGAATTCCAGCGTGCCTCAGAAGCCTATGGAATGCCTGCCCAGCCTCTACCGGTACAAATCCAGCACGTAGGGATACACGGTACTGGAACCCCAGAGGAAAGGCGTAGGGTTGGTTCTATCTACGACCTTGCTTATATCCCTAAGGGTAGTGATATTCCCTCTGGGGTATGGGCGCTAATCGAATGGACGTTAGAGGGAATTGAGTTAATCGAATCGGGTAAATTCAATTGCCTTAGCCCTACAAATTCCAGTTATGGTATTTTATCTACAGGCCGAAAAATACCAGGTGATTTTCTGGTAGAGGTTTCTTTAGTAGATGTACCATTTCTGGAAAGTATTGGTACGGCTTCTGATTTCCTACCATTTGACTATATTAAATATTCTGGTACCCGTAGCGCTACAAGCGTTGCAAGGTCGATTCCTGCAGTATGGTATAACCTTTCCACAGAAAACCCCGTAATATCACGGGGAGCGCAATATCGGAGTTTGCCAATGGAAAACGAAGAAAAGGTCGAATTTGAATTGTCGCCTGAAAAGGTAACCCCAGCGCTTGTAGAAGCGTTGATGGATACTGAGGTGGCACGTGAGAAAATGCGCAAAATGTGCCGTGAAATGATGGAATCCGATTTGGATTCGATGCTGGAATCCCGTGGTTATATGAAGCGCGAAATGGCTTCTGTTACCCTTCCAGAGGCAATTTCTGAGGCATTGCCAGAATCGGTCGATATTGTCGCCCAGGCGCGCGCTATCGAAGAATCCGTAATTGGCGACGAAGTTAAGGAATTGGTCCGTTCTGGTCGATTGCTGGCAGGTCATGTATCGGATTACGTGGCACGTCGTAAGGTTGGTGATAAGGTAGAAACCCTGCTTCGTGATTGGTCCCTTGCCTCTGTAATGCAGGGGGTTACTGGTTCTACCCCTCGTGAGAAGGGTAACGTTAATACCCTTACAGAAGCCGATATTATGGCTACTGTAGAGCGCGAATTGATTTCCCGTGGCAAGGGGTATTCCTATGCGGAACACCTCAAAATTGCCAAGTCCCGTATTGCAGACGCCCGTCAAAAGGGCCTTATTAGTGAGGTGTAAGTATGGCTTCTAGCACTCAGGCGTTTCTACTTCCTGGTAGTGTTCCCCAGGTATTTACTGCAAATGGTACCATTTCCATTGGCCATGCTGTAGGCTATCCAAACTCTAATGGTTTGGTAGTGGAATTGACCACTAATGACCCTATTCTGGGCATTGCTGCTACAGACGCTGTAAGCGGTGAACAGGTAACGGTGGTTACCTTTGGTCCTGCTTATGCTAAGCTGGATTCGGCGGTTACGTGGGCCACAAGCCCTATGCTGGGGGTTGCTGCCTCTGGCGCATTTGAGGAAGCGCTGGCAGGCGTTACGTCGATGGTACGTTGTACGCCGGATGCGCGTTTGGGTGCGTCTGGCTCTGCAGACGATTTGGTAAGGGTAGTCGTCGGCGTCGGCGCATTTGTTTAATTAGGAGGCTATAAATATGGCTATTGCATCCCCTACTCTACAGATTGCGGCTCGCGCTGCATTTACGGAACCTTCTCTTTTTATTGCCGAATTTCTGTTTCCCCGTACTCCGGTACCAGGGGCAGCAATTAAGCCAGGCGAAATGACCTATCGCGGAAAGGCTTTTCGGGTTCGTAAGAATCAGAATCGTCAATCCCCTGGTACGGTGGATTTGCGTGCGGTTGAATTCGCAGAACCCCAGCGGGTGTTTTCAACGCTGGAAGATTATGACGTGGATGCTCCTGTTTATCAGGTTGCTACGCCTATTATGACTGCCCAGCTGCAGACCATGGACCGATTTGGTATCAGTAATTGGGAAGAAGATGTAGCTACCCCATTTCTGGTAAATACCCTATTGAACGACCGCGAGCGCCGTGCCGCTGGTTTGTTGGTTAGTGGTAATTTCGGGCAGACCTATACCGGTTCTAGTGATGGTTACTGGACCGATGATAGCGTCGACCCTGTAGCACAAATTCAGGAAGCGGTTATTCAGATTGAACAGAACGGTGGTACTCTGGAAAATGGCCAGAATTATCGACTTATGTTTAGTCAGGGTGATTTTAATGCCTTCGTGAATAACGCAAAGGTTCGTGCCCGTTTCGGTGATGCAAGCGCACCTGCTACGCCTGCAGACGTGCTTAACCTTATTAAGAATACGGTTATGGCAGGTTATCCGCCTGAAATGCAGGCGTCGTTTGAAATCCGTATTGCTAAGGCAACGGCAGCTACGGATAATATCGGGCAGAATACTTCCCCTGCCTATATTGTTTCAAATAAGACCGCGCTTGTACGTAGCCAGCCGACCATTCAGGGTAATTCCGGTGATGGTCTGCGTCGTCGTGCCTGGGGTAAGGGTTACAGTATGCTGGAGCTTACCATTGATACATACGAAAAGACTGATGAGCAGGCCATTTATTATCGTGGCCAGCACGCTACGTCGGAAAGTGTGTACGATGATACGCTCGGCGTACTCTGGGATACGATTACGCAGTAATTGATTAGGGGGCGGTATCTGGTTTAACTATATCTAGGTACCGTTCCCTTTTCATGCGTTATTGCGTAGGATACCCCTTTAGGGTACTAATCCCCAGAGAGGTGAAAAATGGCTAATACCTACGCATTTTCAGTGACTGCTAACGAAGTGAAAAATGAGCAATTGAGCTTCCTACAGGAATTCAATACCTCATTTATGGACGATGCAATTGACCGTGCTGCAAGCCAGCTAAACGTCATTCTGCGTAGCCTACGGATAACCCCTAGCACCATTACGGCCGCTAATGCAGTGGACGATTTTAACTGGTGTAGAAGCGTAGTTATTCTAGGTGCCTCAGGCTATTACCTCTGGCTAGCTACTGGTACCTGGCAATCGGGTGGCGATAGGGTAGCAGCTATGCAGGAACAGATTAAAATGCTTCGTGATGCTCCCCAGATGCTGGAAAGCTACAACGAAAATGCTTCTAGTACGGCTACTGCCAGAAGCCGAAATAATTACGACCCAGGGCCTTCTAACGACTCTGAAACCCAGAATGCCAGAGCAAGGTTTCTACAGCCTGCAATCCCCAGCCGGTGGAGGCAATAATGGCTAATCCTTTATCGGTAGATATTCTGGGTATCGATGGTATCCGTAGAACGCTAGGCGTAATGGCTAGTGCGTTTGATGCCGCTTCTATGGTCAAAATAAATGAGTCCATAATTAGGCCGACCTCTGCCCCAGGCACGTCGCAACCGATTATGCGTGCTGCCTTTACGCTGGAAATGCAGGCAAAGGTAGCATTTGAAAATGAGGGTAGAACAGTACTAAATTCAGGCTGGCAGGGATATTCCAGAGAGCCTAAATATTTGGCAATGAAAAAGGCCAGAAATGCAGGCACTAAGGTAGGTATCTGGGCAGGTTCTACCCGTCCCTTATTCGCTACATTTGAAAAGGGTCACCGGCAGAATATCAGTAAAATTGATGCTAAGGGTTTTGTCTGGGGTTCTAAGCGTGCTTATGCAGGTCGATTCCACGAAGGCGGTTATCAGAAATGGGACGATATGATTCATGCAGGCCGCCCTATTGTGGTGGTTAATCGTGAATTCGGCAGAGAGGTAGCGAGGGCATACCAACGCTGGCTAAGCTTCAAAATGAAAGCGGCCGGCGCCGGAATTGATAACCTCAGGGTAAACCTATGACTTTGCAGATACCAGTCTGGCTAGGTCCAGAGCATATTACCCTAGCGGCCGTTAGGGCTTGTGGTGATAACCTACAGGCAGTGGCTACAGCTAACTGGACTAGCGACCCGTTTTTGCCCTCTACGCTGCCTGCAGCCCCTACTAGCTACTCCCCTAAAGGGGTACCTAACGACGGGGGTTATTACATGCGAGAAAACGTCCCTACGGACTCCCCTAGACCTATCCCCTTCGTGGAATTCTGGATTGATGGCCAGCCTGGCATTTCGCAATATACAGACGGTATGTGCTCTATTTACCAAGTCCGTCTAGGGATTAGGGCTAGGGTATCTTCTGCAGCCTTAAAGACTACTGTAGGACCGCCTGCAACCCTAACCAGTACGGCCGCGCAAGTGGCTACCCTGCATAACTGGGCAATTAGCCTTTGCCGATTAGCCCAGATTACGACCTCTGAATATTTACGCTCGGCAGCATTATCGTTAGAGCCGACAAGCGGTTTCGGTATTTGCTGGAATGATATTTTATCACCACCTAGCGTAGATTTAGCTAGTCCGGTTACACCGGATGGAAATGGTACTATTTCGGCAGATTCTGTATCTTATCTGGAAGTGTATCAGCGTTTATTTGTACCCGCTGGAATCGGCGGTAATCCTGCCCTTCCTTAACCCTCAGGTGATTAATTATGTGTGGATTGAATCCTAGAAGTCGGCTTGTACTGGCAAAGCTGGAAGCCACCCCTGGTACAGACCCAGTACCTCTGCCTGGTACGGATGATTTATTTGTTTCGATGGACTCGGCAGGAATTAAGCTGGGGGTTACTCAGGTGGGTAACGAACCTGCTTCCCCTACGGGTTATGAATTGCCAGCTGCCGTATCGACAATTAAGCCAAGCGCTACCTATATCATTCCCCTTTATGGGAAGGGTAAAGTAACAGGCGCACCGGTATTGCCGAAATGGCTTTCCGTATTTCTGGCTAGTTGTGGACACGTTAATCAGAATATATCAGGTGGTACTCAGGTAACCTGGACTCCGGATAGTATTTTCCCCAGAAATACTGATACGGGCGGTATTACAACTGCCGAAAAGTGTACCTTTACTGTTTACGACTATTTGGCCAGAGATGGTAGCGTTGCTGCAGGTACTAAAATCCTGCAACGCATGGTGGGTTGTAGAGTATCCCAGGTTCGCCTTAACCTTACAGTAGGGCAATGGGCAGCGCTGGAAGTGGATATTTTAGGCCTTTCGGTTGAACCTGCCAGCGTGGTTACTGATTTGTCGGCGGCAGATTTAGACAACGTTAGAACGGATTTCGTAAGGGCAAATGCCGCGCAATCCAGCCTAAATCTTGGCTCGGCAATTGCCCTCAATAGCCAGTCCACAAGCTGGGCTATTGATTTCGGGGCTAATCAGGAGGAAGGCGATTCTGGGGTTACGGGTGTTTCCACGGTAGGCACTCGGCAGTGTCTGGTTACTGGTTCCATGAATCCTATTCTGGCTACCGCTAATATTGGTGTCTGGACCGATGCCCAGTTTAACCAGACGGACCATGCTTATTCTATGTCAGGAAGTATGACACCTGAGGGGCAAACGGTTAATAATGGTTATACCATTAAGGTTGCAGCACCGGCCGTGCAAATCATTTACGATTATGATACGTCCGGCAGCGTGGTTAGATTGCCTACCACCTTGAAAGCGGTTAGCGACGATAGCACTACACCGCCTATTTCTATTACCCTGAGTTAATTATGCGATTTCCACCACTGCGTTACACGTTGCCCAGCTTTCCAGGCGTATCGATTCTGTATCAGGTTTCGATGAATGAACGGCCGGAATTGCTACGATTTGCCGAATCCCTCAGTAAGGGAACGGAAGGCGTAGAAAGCGTACTTACGCAGGAAGTGGAGTTAGTTAGACTGGTATCTATTTCTCTACGGTCGGTCGATTTTGAAGGCGAGGTTGAGACGCTTTCAGAATTGCCAGAACACCGTTTTGAATGGATTATGGCTAATCTACCACCTAAAGCGGTACAGGAATGCTTTACTGCTATTCTTACGGGCAGGGTAAATGAGGCATACGAAAAAAAATAGTAGCGGCAGCCCGTCTGGAAGTATCAGGAATACTGAGTCATCCTAGATACGACTGCCCTACATGTATCCAGCATTCCCTTTACGGTGCTAGAAATTGCACCGGCGGGGGTTTAATTTACCATGATGCAGGTGTAAGTATTAACCATGCCGACCCACCTAAACCGATATATCCAGTTAATAAACCGGCTTATCGTGATGGATGGGCAGACGTGGCAAAGGAAGCAGAGGAATTGGAAATACGGGGGTTTGCAGAAGCCTTTACCGGACCTGATTACTTCCAGCCTCTACCCTACTGCCTCAGGCTGTACGTTGCAGACCCAGGCGTCATGGAATGGTTACGCCTATACGCGTCAATACAAGCCCATTTGCGCGCTGCACCTCTGGACGTGCCTACGTGGTACGACAGAATCATGCTAAGCATCCATAGGGCAGTTTTGAGCCACAGAGAGAGTGTAGCAAATGGCAGACGCAGTTAGTACGTTTACAGTCAGGGGAACCGCTAACGTAGATGATGCGGTAAGGGGACTGCAGCGGGTAGGTGATGCGGCAGAAAATGCAGGTGATGCATCCCAGTCTTTTGAGAGCCAAATTAGGGGAATGTCCACTGGGCTAATTAATGCCGAAGATGCCGCTACCCTTTTAACGACTGCTACGAATAGTATGGCGAATGCTATTTCGGGGGCAGACTCAGATTTAAGGGGAATGGGTACCGCTGCAGATAGTGCCGCTACAGGGGTAAATAACCTTAACGATAACGTCCAGCTGCTAGCTAACCTACAGGTTGCCGAAACGGTAAAGAGTATCGGCGGTACCTTTATGGAATTATCTGGGCATTTGCGAGCGGTAGAAGATGGATTAAGGGCAACGGCAGATACCATTCAAGACCCTTTTATTGCCAGAATGGCAGAGGGCGGGGCAGCGGTTGCATCATTTGGTTCCATTGCATTTGAGGTAGCAGGAACGGGTTTAGAATTAGGCGCTGCCGTTGCCCAGATGGTTAGTATTCTGCCCGAGTTAGGTACTATTACGGCAGCGATTACAGCTGGATTTGCGGCAGCTAAAACAGCGGTATTAGGGTTTGTAGCGTCGATGACTGTAGCCACAGGTGGTATTGCTGCAGCGGTGGTAGCGCTGGGCTATGGCATAGAACGGTATATAGCCTACAGGGAACAGGTAGCGCTTACTAATGAGGCAATGGCAGAGGCAGCAAGGCAGAACGAAAGGAACGCAGAAACCCTTAGGGATTACTTCGATACCTTTACCCAGCAAACCGACCAGGCCGAAATAATGGCCGGTATTCAGGAGCAATCTGCCCAGGCACAAAATGATGCCAATACCTATATAGCCAGAACGATTGCCCTTAGGGCAGAGGAATTAGGCGCATACGAAGAAGAAATCGATAATCTGGAAAGAATAGAGATATTAAATGATGCCAAAATGGCATTCATGGAAACGGCAGCGGCTCAATTACAAATTGAATCGATGCTATTAGGCGGGGTTTCAGAACAGGAAGTAGCCAGAGTATTGAACCTGCAATTTCAGGCAGAGGCAGCTAGATTAACGACCGATGAATTACGTATATGGTTACAGACCCTGCCTCTAATTAATCAGGAATTGCAGTTTACTGAGGAACAGACCAGGCGCACATTTGAGTTATACGCTGGGTTTCTGGACAATTTCCTTACTGGGGATGCAATCGAACCGGTAACGGAAAGTACCCGCACTTATACGTCTGAGTTAAGGGAGCAGGCTAAGGTACTTTCTGAAATTATAGCCCTACAGGCTATGGAAGCAGAAATAGCAATAAAGCGCGAAGAATTCATGGCGGTGCAAATTGAGCAACAAATGTTGCTAAATGCACAGCTAAAGGAAGCCTCTGTTATTCAGCAAATAAAAGCGGAAAATGAGGCAATCGCAGAAGAAAAGCGCGCTATTGAACAGGAAATGCGTGACGCAGAATTGATTGAATTAGAGGCATATAACCAGCGCAGAATGGATTTGCTTTTCGGTGGTGGTGATTTCGATTCCTTATCGAAGGATTTTCAAGCCGACCTTTCCAGTATGTCAGAAAATGGGGCTGCCTCATTAGGGGTACTAAATTCGGCTATGCAGGATATGGCAGTCGGATTTATGTCCAGTATGACCTCTGCCATTACCTCTGGGGAGCGTATCGATAAGGCGCTTAAAAAGGCCCTTTCTGGAATGCTTAAGACACTGGGTAGCACTTACCTAGCCCAGGGCACCGCCCTTATGATTCCACCACCGTATAACCCTCAGGGCAACCCTGCAGCGGGTAAGGTGATGCTAGGCGTAGGCGCGGGTATGCTAGCGCTGGGCATGGCCTTTGGTGGTGGTGGTGGTAAATCAAGCGGTGGTGGCGGTGGTGGTGGCGGTGGTGGTGGTGATAGGTCGGTAGGTGAATCCTCTGGAATTATGCCAGCCGAGGGCGGCCGTAGGCAGGGACCGTTAAGCCTTATTGATTACACCGGTGTTACTATTGTCACTAACGATACTGATTCGATGCGTACCCTGATTAATCAAACCTCCCGTACTGAGCAATTAGGCGGTAATTCCAGAGTTTAGTGATATGGCATCGAAACCATTTTTTAGTTCTGAATTCGGGTTATCGACTCAGGTAGCCACATTTAACGTTGTGCGTAATTCCGTAATTACCCCGCTCGCTGGCATAAGTGTTACTATTCCGGCAGACCGGTATTATTTAGGCGCTTCCACAAATGCGCGAAATATCGTTACCCCGTTACTAGCTGCCTTAAATGCAGCGTCCGGTTTAGGTACGTTTTCTTACAACGTCATAAACCCCAGCGATAATTTAGGGCTATCCTGTACCCTTTCCTATGATGATACCAGTGAACCCACTGCATTAACAAACCTGAGTTTTATCAGTATGAATTCGGTTGCGCAGGATATGTTCTGGGCTATCGGGTTTCGTAATGTAAGTACCCTTACCTTTACGGTAGTGGCAGATTTAGGAACGGTATTCACTACCGGTATTCCTAAATATACCTGGTTCCCTAAGGCGTTCGCCATTAATCAGGACGATTATTCAACCGTAACCCAGCAAGCTAATTCGTCTAAATTAGCTGGCTCTGGTTCCCTTGTATCGTCCGTTAGGCAGGATAACGGGGTAATCAGGTGGTGGCGAAGCTGGAAAATGACTCAGGTAGCGGCCGCCCGTTGCAGTTATCCTAAGGCAGTTAGTACCTATTCCCCAGAATGGGCAACGATTGCAGGGCTAACCACTAATCCTGGGGATGCCGCATTAGATAACGAAAATGGATGGTGGCAGCGCACTTGTGCGGGGCAATATCGATTTGCAGCAATCGAAGATGAAACCGACGCTACTACCCCTAATTGGGATATATATCGGGTTATCGATGATGAGGACCAGCCTTTAGGAATGAACGGATGGAAGGGTTTACGCGACCCTAACGTTTCTGTTTATTCAACCGCTGGGGCTACCAGAACCATTCAATTTTGCGCTCTGGCCAGTCGGGTAGGTGTATTATGACCAGAGGTTCATGGATTTGGTTAATTGAAATAGAGGGTTTAGGCAGGGATAACCTTACTGCAAATAACCAGTTTTCAATAACCCCTATGGCGCTTACTACGCAAAGCTGGCCTACTAATGCAGCCTATGCAGGTGGATTTGCAACCTCTCGCATTTGCGACGAATGGCAACCCGTAATTCAGCCTGATTCTGTCAAGCTATCGGCTATGTCTTATTCCCCATTTGCCCAGAAACCAGGCGCACAAAGCCTTAGTTTTGATATTGCTTTACCGGATGCACTTCCAGAAATTGAACGGTATTTTCTCAGTAATCCGACACCTGTAGCGAATATCACTTTTCAGATAGACCCTACTGATAACACTATAGCGATGGATACTACTGCAGCCCTTACGGCTGGGGATATTATTTATATCGGGGCAGAGTGTTTCAGGGTATCGGTAGTAAATAGCGCTACGCTTATTACCGTAAATCAATCAATTATCGGAGGCAGTAGCACTAATGGGCCGGATATTACGTGGCCTAATGGGATAAGCTTAAATGTAGGTACAAGGGCAGCTGTAGGGGCAGTAGGGGTAATAGGTGCATTCGGTAGCAGAATTGCTATTCATGCAGTACCCCAGACTAATGAATTACCACCGCTACCTGATACCCGTGTATATCTGGCAAACCCCAGAGTTAAGGGACGCAGGGTTTATTTACGACGGGTTTCGTGGGGTTTGAATGAGGCAGGAATTGAGGGTTACAGGGAACAATTATTTGGCCAGTACCTAATTCGTGACGTAACAGTAAACTCAGACGGTACTACGGTTACCGTTACTGCTGGCTCCCTTGTGGCTAGTTATGAAAAGGCACAATTAGGGGCATTAGGTGTAAACGATAGGCTGCAGTTATATAATGGACCCTCAGGCGGTAACGTTGCCCTTATTGATTTAGATTATACCCCTGGAAGCCTAGACCGTCGAATCTGGAAAGATGGTACGGTATGCTACAGCAACGGTACAGAAGCGGGTTTATTTGTCGCATCCGAATTCGTATTTACAGCTATTGTAAATAGTTCCACATTTTACCGCGCTTTGCGTACCACTCGCAGTTTAGGACTAAAACCGTTTACGTCCATAAACCTATTATCCGACGAATTAGAATCGGAATTATCACGATTCATTTCCAGAGAAACGGGGCAGAAGGTAAAAGAGGTACTAATTTCCGACCCTCTGGAAATCATACTGGATACGTCTGGAAACGAAGCATTATACCCCCTTACGCCTACTTCACACCCTTATTACAGTACCGATAAACCAGGCGGGGCAGGTATCCTGCAGCACCCGTTGCATTTGATGCTAGCCCATTTAGGGCAGTTAAATAGCAACCTGCCTTATCACTGGCAATTAAGGCTAGACACTCAGGCGGTAGCTAAGGCAGCAATTCTGCAATATGCCCAGCAATTGGTAGTAAATGAATGGCCTGGGGTATGCGTAACCGGCCCTGTAAAGGCGATGGAATGGCTAGCTAAGACCTTCCTACAGCCTCTGGGTTGCGGATTCGTAACGGATGAATTCGGCCGCTTATCCGTTGCCCCTATTACCATGCTACGCTCTAGCCCCTGGGGAGTGCCTAAGGTGTTCGACGGTACTTCTGCCAGTAATTCTATCGACGTTTCAGTTTTAGCGCCTGGTAGGCAGGTCCAGCGTATCGTAGAGGTAGAGGCAGGGGTAACGCAGTCCATTACAGGGCAAGGGCTAGGTAAAGAGCCTAGGCTAACCATTCAATCTATCGATGCCTATAAGGTAGCAGACGGCGACCCAGAAAATACCACGTTCGTAATTGATGCTATGGGTACTATGTCGCCAGACAACGAAATGCAGAACGTTTCGTTACTGGATATTATACCCATTATGTTTATGCGCTCTATGACTAGCACAATTGGTACGTATTTAAGGGCAGGGGCAATACAGTACACGTTTCGTATTCCCTCAGGGTTTCCAGACGAAGAACAATTATTTAAGCCAAACGGTAATACGCTAGCCCCTGCTATGCCTTCCAGATATGCGCTCCCTGGAACCTATGTTACTATAGCGGCAGATATACCGGGATTACGTAAATTAGCAGGGCCTAGATTAGGTGCGGTACTGGAACACCAGTGGCAGGATAATTGCGCTACCCAGCAAATCAGAGTTTTAGATTTAGGGAACCTGATTCGTATTGCCCCAGCTGGCAGAGTGGTAAGCGCTACCGATAATCTGGACGGGACGATGGATATCGTTTTAGAGCCTGATTTTGAAGTTATACCGGTGCCCTATAATACTTCGCCTTTTGGCGATATTACCGAAGATGGTGAAACCCTTTCTGCATTTGCTACCACCTCTGGGGATTACGAATTTGTAAGGTTTTACGACGAAACGCTGGCAGATAGAAACCCAGGGCCTGCTAATGCAGAACAGGTTATAGGGTATGATATTGCGACAAATACCCTTACCACTAATTACGGGGCAGCCTACTTACCGGTAGCTGGTGATTTCGTATTGCTGGCAGAATTAGGGGAAAATGATGTAGACGAATTCTATGCCTTTATGGGCCGAGATAAGTACAACCTCTGAGGCATTATGACTACCCCAGTATTTCTGGAAACAGATGAAACCGCATTCGATACCGACCGCGCATTAACTGCAGAGCATGGACGTAGGTTAATCCGTAATGCGCTGGCTATCTATAATGAACGATGTGGGCACGTAGGGTATTCAGAACGCCTAGTAGGGTCGGACGGGGCAGCATTAAGTACCAGAGTAATCATTACCGCTAACTGGGCTTATCATGGACCTATTCACTATTTTTGCCCCGCCCCTGTAGGGCAGAAGAATCAGGCAAGGGCAACCCCATTTGTACGGCTATTGCTTACTGGTAGAGCAACGGGTTTAACTAGTACCTATGTATATGTAATAAATGAATCACTGAGAGCGCCTACCGAACCAGAAATGGACCACGATATTTTAGGCTCAGGAACACAATGGGCCGACATAAGTACCGCCGACTGGTCTGTTACTCTGGAAGTACCTATTACACCAGGCTGGAATAAAATCTGGTTAGGCTGGAAATGTGGCCTATATGGCGAGCAAACTGATTTATCGGCCGTTATCGATACTGTTAATTATCAACCCTTTATTGCAGAAGTAACCAGCCAGAATACCCCGTTTGCTTCCAGTCACCCGTCCATTTTGACGGCAAATGTAGTAAACGAATCCGTACCCCCATTTGCCATTATTTTATCAGTAAATCCCGGTGGTAGAACGTCTGGATATACTGCAACCTATACCTGCCCTTTAGTTCTGGAAAACCCAGCAAAAAATCCTACCCTTCTGGATGGTATGTATTTCCTATGGGAGCCATTCAGAAATGAGTTAGAGCAAATAGGACCGATATTACAGACAAATGTAGAGGCCTCATTTTCGGCACTTTATGCAACGTCTTACCCGATAGTAGCTTTTCGGCAGAGTCTGGACGTAATCAATCTGGACTCCCTTATGGTGGATGGTTCCCAGGTATGGCAGTTAGAGGATAACGACGGGGCTGGGTTACGGTGGTGGCAATTGCCCAGCGCTCTACAGTACCGACAAGCGGCAAATTTAGCCGAATCCGCGCGTAGAGCGGTCTGCCCTATGGTCAGTATAGGGGGAGAGGTTACACGCCCCGCAAGCCCTATTCCTTACCCTCTGGCAGGAAGCTACAAGCCTTACAGCTGGGCATTATCAGAAACGGGTACTGGCACTACGCAGTATGCCCTTTTAAGCCTGAATAGCTTACCACCGTTCCAGATACCCAGTGATACTGTTATTCTGGAATACTGCCTAAGTATATGCGTCGTTTCTCACGTAGCAGCACAAATAGTGGACTGCCTTATTACTGCAGATATTCGTAATTGGGCTACAGGGGTAGCGATTGTTCAGAATATAGTACGGTACGACATAATACCTGTACCGCTAGATTCTGGTTCTGTTAGTGGTTACTGCAATTTAACCAGAACGATTAGCTGGGCATTGGCCTATAACCGTACCCCTAATGCATTTTGCGATTATGGGCAGGAAGGATTAACCCTCAGAGGTGACTTCCAGAGGTGGCAGGAAGTAAGGGGCACACTTAGTATTCCCAGAACCTCTATTCCTACAGACCCTGTAGTTTTTAGTATCACACCCACCTTACCAGTATTATCCATAAATGCTTACTATATAGCACAATCCCAGTTATCTGTACGCATAGCGGGGCAATAATGGCCATTACTCTAGGCAATACAACGTGGTCCCCTAGTGAATTCCAGAAGGATATACCTCTGGATTCTGGGCAGCCTGGTAATTCTGCCCTGCAACGAGTAGCAGACGCAGAAAACCGTTCGTGGTTAGACTGCAATAACTACCTGTTTGCCTTCCCCAGACGTGAGTTTTTTGTAGGGCCTGATTACGTAGTACTAAACCCTAGCCTTACCAGAACGGTATTCCGATTTAGGGCACATAACCCAGTCGGATTAGTTAGCCTTAGGCTTATCGTGAGGGGCAGTTATGCAGGCGGTACAGGGGCAACGGTAAGGCTAAGGGAAGATGGTACCTCTATCGGTTCCATTGCCTTAGCTGGGGCAGTATCGACCCAGACTGTAAATGCAGGCATTATCAGTTTAGGCGACGTGGTTTATGAAATCGAAATCGTTACAGCCGCTGGTTCTACCGCTACGGTTAGAGAAATCTGGCTAGGCTGGGGAACCTTTACCTGATTCAATTGACGTGCTACGGAATATCTACCCGCTTCCCAGAGGTGTTAAATGAGCGCTAAGGTACCTGGATTTAGTAGTTATCAAACAACCCCCTTTACTTTCTCACTAACTACCGCCCCGTCTTCCTTTGGCAGTCTTACAGGCGGCTGGACACAGGAAATGGGTAGTACGGCTATTTTATGCATTCAAATGCCAGCCGATACCCAGCAAATCGCTATCTGTAAAAATGGCTTTTCTGGTACTACTGCTAATATTCCAGATGTTGTATTTCTAAAGGCAAAGCAGGATACCGCTAATAACGTTGCCTTTAGTTGTGTATCGCTCCCTATACGATATACTGATATTGCAAGCGGTAATGTACGCATAGTAGGCAGCGGTACCATTACTGCAGTGTGCCAATTTCTGCCTATTACAGAACCAGGGGATTGATATGCTTACTAAATGGGGAAGCGCATTAGGCTTAGCCTCTGCAGGTCGTATTGTACCCCTTAGCGGTGGCCCTTTAGGGGTTTCTACTATCTGGGGACCGGTAGGTAATTGGTCCCTTTTATCGACCATTCCGGCCGGTGATATTCGTAATAATGATGAGGTTCCAGTTAATACTCTGGGTACCGCGCATTCAGACGGTATAGCCCAGCGTCATGGTAGCGAGTGGCGACTAATTGAAGGTAAATGGAATACCGTAGCCGATATGGTAGCATGGAATACAACCCCAGGGCAGGTGGTTCATGCAGGCGCATTTGGCAGAGTAAAAGACACGGGTGGAAGTAATAGCGATGCCGTTACCTATATTTATCAGGGTGGTAATTGGGTAAGGTTTGCAGGGCTTACAGCTGGTTATTCATGGACAATTTCTAGCCTGTTTGATTTTAGTGCTATTGGTTTACGGGATGGTGACTTCGGGGTGTTTACGCCTTCGGGCGGACAGCCCATTTTGCTACGATATAAGGCAGCTTGCACCACTGCGTATGGTAGCCCCGTGCAGGCGTGGATGACTCCGATTGCCTACGCAGGCACGCCCGTCATGCAGGCATGGACGGACGGAACGGAATCAAACGTCACGCTTGCCGCGCAAGGTTGGACACTGGTCAACGATGCGGGGTGCACCGTTACGGCAACGGGCGGCTTTCAAAGGCTTACAACTTCCGCGCTTGCGGCGTCTGCTAGGCTTCGGTGTCTGTCCGGCTCTGTCA